CGTTTCAAGTCGCGATCTTGAACGCGATGGGCAACGACCTGATCCGTGAGGTCAACGTGCTGAAATCGGCCCGGGTCGGCTATACGAAAATGCTGGTAGCCAACATGGGCTACAAAATCCAGCACAAGAAACGCAACGTCCTGACGTGGTGCCCGACTGACGGCGACGCTGACGGCATGATGAAGCGGCACATCGAAACGATGATCCGCGACGTGCCAGTGGTGAAGGCCTTGGCGCCTTGGCTCGGCACGAAGCATCGAGATAACACGCTCGATGAAAAGCGTTTCGATAACGCGAAGATGTTGTGGTGCCTGGGCGGAACGGCGGCGAAGAACTACCGCGAGAAAAGCCCGGACGAAGTGATCTACGACGAGCTGTCGAAGTTCGACGCGGACATTGAAGGCGAGGGCGCCCCGACCATCTTGGGCGACAAGCGTCTGGAAGGCGCCACGTTCAAGAAGTCGATTCGCGGATCCACCCCGACGACCATTGTGCCCGCTGCTGAAGGCGAGGAAACGACGGGCGAGGGCTGTCAGATCACGCGGGCGGCGGATGATTCGCCGCACCTGCTGCGCTTCAACATCAAGTGCCCGCACTGCCAGACGGAACAGCATCTGAAGTGGGGCGACCCCGATACACCGTTCGGCATCAAGTGGCTGCTCAACGACCTCAAGCAGGTCGAAAAAGCGTGGTACGCGTGCGAGTCCGGTCACGGCTGCACGTTCGAATATCACGAAATGATCGCGGCGTCGGCCAGCGGTCGCTACATCTGTGAGCGTTCCGGGATCTGGACGCGTGACGGCATGGAGTGGTTCACCAGTGCGGACAAGCCCATGCAGGCGCCGCGCTCGGTGACGTTCCATATCTGGACGGTGTATTCCGAGTTTGTCACCTGGGCGGAAGTCGTCAGCGAGTGGATCAAGGTCAAGAAAGACCGGGGCAAGCTCAAAACCTTTATCAACACCACGTTGGGCGAGGCTTGGGAGGAAGATCAGGGCGAGCAGTTGGAATGGCAGCACCTACAGGCACGCCGCGAGGTGTATGCCGAGGTTCCGCCGTGGGTGGTCGCCATCTTCGGCGGCATCGACACGCAGGACGATCGTTACGAGGGTCGGTTTTGGGGATTCGGTGCTGGTGAGGAAGCCTGGTTAATTCACAAGTTCGTTCTGCAGGGCGATCCGGCAAGCGTCGAGCTGCGCAAGAAAGAGGGCATCGAACTGAAAAAGCGGTTCGTTCGTGCTGACGGCACGGTGATGACGCTGGAGCGCGCGTGCTGGGACCAAGGCGGTCACTACTCGGACGAAGTGCGCGAGGAAAGCATTAAGCACGGCGTGAACTGGATCATTCCGGTGTTCGGCGCGTCGACCTACGGCAAGCCGATCGCGACGTGGCCGCGCAAGAAAACGAAGGTCAAGGGCGGCCGGATCTACCTCGTTGAGGTCGGCACGGATAACGCCAAGGAGCTTATTTATAACCGCTTGACGATTCAGCCAGACGCGCCGGGGATTCGTGTTCCCGGTTGTCTGCACTTGCCTGCCAACGACGAGTTATGCGGCGAGGATGAATTGCGGCAACTGACGGCCGAGCGGCGTAAGTGGGTGATCGTCAAACACCGGCGCGTACAGCGCTGGGACGCTGGCGGTCGCCGCAACGAAGCGCTCGATTGTCTGGTTTATGCCTTGGCCGCGCTGCGCATCAGTCAGGCGCGCTTTGGCCTTGATCTGGACTTGCTCGCGCGGCAACTGCCGAGCGGTGTGTGGCATGTGCCGCCGGCCGAGGATGACCCCGAGTCGGGCGACGAGCCACAAGCCGTAGAACCTGAGCCGTTACGCGTAACGGCTGAACCATCACCCCCACAACCTGCATCGTCGTCGGACGAGGCCGGCGCGTGGATCACGAAAGGACAAGGCGCATGGCTGTAGCACCCACGGCGCAAGACATGGTGGAGCGCTATCTGGCGGCAGAGATTGCCGTGCTGGATGGCAAGGAGACGTTTTTTCAGGGCCGCAAAGTGGTCATGTCGGATCTGAAAGAGATTCAGTCCGGCCGCCTGTTTTGGGAGCGCCGCGTGGCGGCTCAGAACTCGGCAGACAGTGGCCGCCCTGGGCATGCGTTGGCGGTGTTCCCGTGAACGCGCTGGACAAGGCTCTGGCGCCGTTCTTTCCGCACATGGTCATGGAGCGGTTGAAAGCCCGGCACGTCATTCGCGCTTTCGAGGCGGCCGAGCCGAGCCGCACGCACAAGGCCAAGCGCGAAACGCGCGGGGCAAATCGTGCGTTGCAGCATGCCGGCAAGTCTATGCGCGACCAGTGCCGGGCGCTGGATCAAAACCACGACATCGTCACCGGGTTGTTTGACCGGCTGGAAGAGCGGGTGGTGGGAGGTCCGGGCATTTCTGTCGAGCCGATCCCGCTGACTTTGACCGGCGACGTGCATCTGGAATTTGCCGCCCTGGTCAAATCGCACTGGGGGGAATGGTCGCTGAAACCGGAGGCCTCCGGCGAGTTGTCCCGGCCGCAGATGGAGCGAATCGTCTGCCGCACGTGGCTGCGCGATGGCGAGTCATTGGCTCAGGAGCTGGTGGGCAAGATTCCAAACTATGAGCATCTGCACGCGGTGCCGTATTCGCTGGAGCTGCTGGAATCGGACTTTCTGCCCTGGGAGAAAAACGACGAGTCAAAGGGGATTATTCAGGGCATCGAGCGCAATTCCTGGCGCCGGGTGCGGGCGTTTCACTTGCTGAAACAGCATCCCGGCGATTCGCTGGGGCGTGGCATGACGCTCGACACCAAGCGGGTGCCGGCTGAACAGATGATTCACATTGCTTACCGCAAGCGCATTGGTCAGAACCGTGGCCAGCCGCTGCTACATGCGGTGATCACCCGTCTCGCGGATATCAAGGATTACGAGGAAAGCGAGCGGGTCGCGGCGCGTATCAGTGCGGCGTTGGCCATGTACATCAAGAAGGGTTCCCCTGACGACTACGTGGCGCCGAAGGCTGGTACGGATGCCCGAACATTCCAGATGGCGCCGGGCATGGTGATCGACACGCTGCTGCCCGGTGAAGAGGTCGGGATGATCAAAAGCGATCGGCCCAATCCCTTCCTTGAAGGCTTCCGAAATGGCCAGCTCAAAGCGGTCGCGGCCGGTGCGCGCATTGGCTATTCGAGTCTGGCGCGCAGCTATGACGGCACGTATTCGGCCCAGCGGCAGGAGCTGGTCGAGGCCCAACTGGGTTACGACCAATTGCAGCACGACTTTATCGACTACTGGTGCCGTCGCGTTTATCGCAACTGGCTGCGCGTCGCGATCATGAGCGGCGTGATCAAGGTGCCCCATGACGTCGATCCTCGGACCGTTTACGGCGCGATCTATCAGGGGCCGGTGATGCCGTGGATCAACCCAGTGCATGAGGCGACTGCGTGGAACCTGCTGACTGAAAGCGGCTTTGCCGATGAGGCCGAAGTGGCCCGGGCACGTCAGCGCAATCCGCAGGAGCTGAAGCGTTCGCGTGAAGCGGAGATTAAAGCCAACCGGGAGAAAGGGCTGGTCTTCAGCTCGGACGCCTATCACAAGTTCTATGGGAAAAATCAGACCAATGAACAAACGCAAAAACCTGCCGCTGATGCGGCCAAGGGCGTCAGTGGGGACGACGACTGACGTCGGCGAAAGCTGGTACTCGATGCGTGCGCTGTCGGCGAGCATCGCGGAACTGCGTATCGAGGGGGAAATTGGCGCGTGGGGCATCACCGCCAAGCAATTCGCCAAGGACCTCAAGGCGCTCGGTGACGTGTCACAAATCAACATGTACGTGAATTCACCCGGCGGCGAGGTGTTCGACGGGATCGCGATTTACAACATGCTCAAGCATCACCCGGCCCACATTGACGGTGTGGTGGGCGGCCTCGCCGCGTCCATGGGCAGCGTGATTTTCATGGCGGCCAACACCCGGAGCATTCCCGAGAATGCGGCAATCATGGTGCATAAGCCATGGGGCATTCAGGGCGGTGATGCCGAGGACATGCGCCGCTATGCCGAGCTGCTCGATCAGGTCGAGGGTTCGCTGGTACAGGCGTATGTCGAGGCTACTGGCAAGACCGCTGAAGAAATCCACGCCTTGCTCGAGGCGGAAACGTGGATGTTTGGCAGCGAGGCGGTGGAGGCCGGTTTCGCGCACAAAATTCTTGAACCTCTCAAGGCCTTCGCTCAAATCAATTCGCAACGTATGCAGGAGTTCACCAAAATGCCACCAGACTTCAAGAATCTGCTGACCCCGCCGCGCGCCTCGGTCACTCCGCCGCCGGCGGCTACGCCACCGGCAGCAGTCACCCCGCCGGCGGCGGTCACTCCACCGGCGAATCAGACCCCCGAGCAGATCCGCGCACAGGCGCTGGCCGACGAAGGCACACGCCGCACGGCGATCACCGCCGCGTTTGCAGCGCCGTTTGCTGCGCCTCACGCGGCGCTGCTGACCGAGTGCCTGAATGACGTGAATTGCACGATCGAAACTGCCAACGCGAAGCTGCTGGCAGCGATGGGCGCCGGGACCACTCCAACCGGTTCGCAGATCATTCACGGCCACATTTCCAACGGCAATCTGGTGGGTGACTCGGTGCGTGCATCGATCGCCAGTCGCATCGGTCAGGCCGAGGTGCAGAAGGACAACGCCTATAACTACATGAGCCTGCGCGAGCTGGCCCGGGCGTCGCTGACCGATCGCGGCATTGTCGTGGCGTCGTATAACCCGATGCAGATGGTGGGTCTGGCGTTCACTCACGATTCCAGCGACTTCGGCAACATCCTGCTCGATATCGCCGGCAAGTCGGTGCTGCTGGGCTGGGACGAAGCGCCGGAAACCTTCGACAAGTGGACGAAGAAAGGCCGCCTCAGCGACTTCAAAACCGTCAAGCGTGTGGGCATGGGCGCCTTTGGCAGTCTGCGTGAAGTTCGCCCAGGTGCTGAGTACAAGTACATCACTACCAGCGATCGCGGCGAAGCGATCCGTCTGGCCACCTATGGCGAGCTGTTCGGCATCACTCGTCAGGCGATCATCAACGACGACCTCGATCAGCTCAGCACCGTGCCTTACAACATGGGTCTGGCGGCGCGCGGCACGATCGGCGATCTGGTTTACGACGTGCTGACCACCGGCCCAGCTCTGAGCGACGGCAAGGCGCTGTATCACGCCGATCGCAAAAACCTGCTCAAGGGTGCCGCTTCGGCGCTGTCGATCGAGGCGCTGAGCGCGGCCAAGACCGCCATGGCGTTGCAGAAGTCGCCGGCCACCGATGAAGCCAAGGCGCGCACCTTGAACATCCGCCCGGGCTTTGTACTGGTGCCGGTGTGCCTGGAAGACAAGGCGAATCAATTGATTCGTTCCGCCTCGGTACCGGGCGCGCAAAGCAATGCTGGCATCGACAACCCGATCCGCAACTTTGCCGAGGTGATCGCCGAGCCGCGTCTGGACGATGTTTCGGCTATCGAGTGGTATCTGGCCGCCAAACAAGGGTCCGACACTATCGAGGTCGCCTATCTGGACGGCGTGGATCAGCCGTATATCGAGCAGACCCAAGGCTTCACCGTTGATGGTGTGGTCAGCAAGGTGC